GACTACGGGTCCCCCCGCCCCCTACCTGGACCGCCAATACTATTGAATTTTTTCTTGACGGGGCCGCGAGACGATAAGCCAGATTAGCCAAGGGCAGCGTCGACTAGCCCCCGTGAATTCAACTGGGTCGTGTGCGGCGTACAAAGCGCCCTCAGTTGTATATAAGTGGCGAGGTTTGCGCATGAAAATCTTTTACCCACACGTGGCGAGCGAAGGTACCGGACAGCCGATCCGAAAAATATGCGCGGAAAAAATTTTTCGATACAGGGGGTTGACATAATGGCTACAGGTCTGTAAAATAACGGGATGAACTACGAACTACGAGCAATACCGGGTTTTCCGCGATACAGCGTAAGCGAATCGCGCGTCAGTAGTATTATACACGGCGGCACATGGGGCTGGCTGCCGAATCTGGATGGTATGTAATCGAAAGGTATGTAATCGAAAGGAACAAACATGAGCCCAGGACAATTAGCAATTTTTATTCTCGTTCAGGTAATAGCGGTGTTGTGGCATGCGAGCGTAACCGTAGTGATCCTCGGTATCGCATATCACGTAGCTAATAGCCTCAGACTCTACGCGGAGAAGAGTACCGAAGCGGGTCGGAGGAACAAATAGCTATGAACTTTGCCGAACTTGATAAAGAAGTCCTACTGGCCCTTCGTGAAATTCTGGGTCGCGATGATCTCGAAGATTCAGACGTTCTTGAGTGGAGGACAGCCGCCTTCGAGCCCGGAAGCGACGACGAGGCGGTCGTACACCTGTTTAACCTGGGTATTTGGGCTGCCGTACCGGTTGAGTTTGGGAGGGACTGCGATGCGTAAGCGATTGCTCATACAGCCGTACAGTCTCCGGTTAGAGGTGTTCGTAGACGACGGTACGGCGTTTCAGCGGTCAGAAATAGGTAGGCAGTTTTCTGATTTCGGGGACACGCCCGCGTCCGGGTTTTCCGGCTGGGCCGACGTAGAAGACGGCGATATGGTGTTCCGCCGGTTTGTGATATGGCTGGACGAAGCCACGGTGGATGTGGGTGTCGTAGCCCACGAGTGTTTTCATACCGCGACCGACGTGCTCGCGTATACTGGAGTTAAAGACGAGGAAGCCCATGCGTATCTGTTGGGGTGGCTGACACAGATGATATGCGATCTGATTTGGGATTTCTGAAAAAATGTATAAAATAATGTTGACCTACCCAGCCGGATTTAGTATAATATGCAAGTGAAGATACATGACACAGGACACCGATAATGCCTAAGCCTACCGCGCGAGACAAGACCAGAAGTCAGTACGTTAGCCGGTTTATGGGCGACGCCGCCATGAGAGCCCGCTATCCGAGGGCCGCGCAGAGAGTCGCAGTGGCGTATTCTCACTGGAAACGCTACACGAAAGGTAAATAAATGGACGATGAACAAGAGTTGGCCGGTAAAACAGACGGAACGGCGGTATTCGCGGACCTAAAAGCCCGGTACGGGGCAGGGTTTAAGACAAATTGGTGTATGATATGCCGTGTTTTTGGGTTCGATCCGGCCACGACTACCGCGATTTACGGCGTAGCTGCTACTGCCGAGACGGAGATAGAGGGCCGCACGCATAACCCGCCCACTCCCCCGCGACCTGTGCCCCGCGAAGACGAGCTTATACCGCCTGTTAAGGCCGAAACGACGAAAAATAATAAAAAGAAAGGGTAATATCGTGGCTATTTACGGAACACCTTTTGAGGCCCCCGAACCGTTTCAGGAGATAGGTTCTATCGCCGCTGCTATTACTACCCCAGCCGTCGGGGCCCGCGATGCGGCAACTGTCGAAGCCTTGTCTAACGTGATTGTTCACCAGGTTGAGGTAGGTTTGCCAGGGTTCGAGTTGAGGTTTCGTGCGAATGACGCGAATAATGGCTCGATTGTGATCGACGCGTTGCACGCCAGGGACCACCGGTTAGGCCAGGATCATTACACGCGGGCGTGTACGATTACGCTTACTGTTGGCCAGCAGACCGCCGATACCGGGTACACGTTCATAGATACCGCTGTGGTAAGTAACGATGCCTCCGATCAGGAGATAGTCGCCGTATCTCCGGCGAACGACTATATAGCGTCGGTTCGGTTTAACACGAACGGCTACGGGCGGTACGTGTTCCTGGCAACCACGCTCACGGAGGATAAAACGGTAGATGTAGACCTGGCCCGTTTGACGAACCGCTGCGAACCTCTGAAGAGCTAATTTATGCCGAAACCCGCTCCGAATAAGCTGCTATCGGATTACCTTAAATCCGTAGGCGAAGAAAAAACCGAAACCGTTGCGATAAACGGAGAGAAGCGCATCGTTAGTAAGGCCGAAGCTGTTGCCCGAACGCTGTACCAGCAGGCGACCGGCGGGCTGTTTGACGTGGTAGACCCGAAGACCGGCGAACTGATTCAGGTGTACATAAAGCCGGTAGTAGCCGCGGCGAAGATCCTGCGCGAATTTACCGAAGGGAAGGCCGGTACGAGCGTAACCGAGGACCCGAACCCGAAGCAGAAGGCCGGGCGATACAGCGCTGATACCCGCAAGCGGCTTGAGGAAGTGCTACAACAGGCCGACGAAAAAGAAGCGAAAAAACGACCGCCGAGGCCGACGCTCTCGTAATGAAGACGGTGCATATAAAACCCGAACTGGCCAGTCCTTTTCCCAATACGCCGGAAGTGTGGAAAGACCCTATTACCGGGCTATCCGTGCCGAAGCGATTGCGCCCCAATATCGAATGGCGCATCGCCATGCAGAAGCGGGCCGAGGGCGACACCGGTTTGCAGAAGGATCTTCTTGCGGCGTGCGCGGTGTCTCAGTTGTTTTGGTTCAACGCTTTCATGTCCACGTGGCACCAGTTTGATGTGGGGCCGGACGGCAGCCGTATAGAGTCGAAATATCCGAATCAGCCGATGATAACGTGGGAGATTCAGGACAGGCTGCTGCGTACTTTCGAGGAGTGCGTAGAACTCGGTGAGGATGTCCTGATTGATAAGGCACGCGATATGGGCGCGTCTTGGTGCTGCCTTGGGTTTATTCACTGGAACCTATTGTTCAACGCGGATGTAGACGCGCTTGAGGTAAGCCGTAACGAAGAATACGTCGATAAAACGGGCAACATGAAAGCCCTGTTTCAGCGCCATGATTTTATAAATACAAATCTGCCTGAGTGGATGCGCCCGCCGGATTGTTTTGTGGGGCAAAAGAACCGCCAGCACATGCACTGGTATAACCCGCTGATGAATACGACGCTGGACGGCGAATCCACGACGAAGGTGGTAGCTGTAGGCGACCGGCGTAAGCTGATGCTTATCGACGAGTTCGGGCTACACCAGCACGGTAAATCGGTCCGAACAAAGTCTCGTGATGCGGCGTTGGTTCGTATTATTAATTCGACCTCGCAACCGGGAAGCGAGTACAACAAATGGCGGCGAGATAAGACGATCAAGGTATTTGTGATGCCGTACTGGGAGCACCCCGATAAGGGGCGCGGACGGTATGTAAAGCAGGAGAAGGACGAGCGGTACAAGGTACGCTCTCCATGGTACGATAAGGAAGAGGCGGTCCGCGGCGCCGCATATATGGCTACGGAAGTAGACCGCGAAGACCTGGAGCCTGGCATCTCGTTCTTCAAACCCGAGAGTATCGAATTGCACAAGGCGATGTTTGGCCGGAAGCCGTCGTTTGTGTACGATGTTCAGTTTAGGAACGACCTTGGCTATGACGAAGTACGTCAGGCAATAAAAGAGAAGGACCTCGGCGCAGTACGCGCCGTGCCCAACACGCGGGGGCCGCTTCGTTTGTGGTGCCCGCTGATCGACGGTAGGCCGGACCAGACGAAGCACTACCTTTTCGGCATCGACGTATCGAAAGGGATGGGGGCCTCTAACTCGGTCGTGGCTATTAAGTGTATAGAGACCGGGGAGAAAATAGGTGAGTGGGCCAGCGCTCTGTATCCGTCGTACGAGTTCGCCCCGATTATCGTAGCCCTGGCCCTTTGGGTCGGCGGCGCGGTGGCTGGAAAGAAGGCTATCGGCGGGCTGCCGTACCTGCGGTGGGAAGATAACGGTCCCGGTTGGGATCTCGGGCGGATACTGGTTAAGAAGTACTTCTACCCGAATTACGCGACCCACGAGACGACAGGAAAGGTCGTAACCCGCAAGCAAAGCGGGTACGGCTATCACGCAAGCACGCGGGCCAAGTTCGAGCTAATGTCGGCCTACGCTTCGGCCCTTGATCGGGGAGAATTTGTTAACCGGTCAGTCGAAGCGCTGGACGAGGCACTGGATTACGTTAATCTGCCGAACGGCGGGGTAGGCCCATCGGGCTTTATTCAAGAAAGCTCGACTGCGCGGGCTACGCATGGCGACAGAGTTATTGCCGATGCGCTCGCGGTAGACGATTGTTGTCTGCCGCATACGGTAGAGAAGCAGAAGCCGCAGATTCCGGCAAACAGCGCCGGATACCGCTTTACGCAGGCGATTAAAGCGATGCGTAAACGGGCGGAAGCGGCCCGTGGGCGCAGGGAATTTAATTTTGCGGGGCACTAATGGCTGAGTATGTAGATCCAGGAAAAGTTCAGAATATAGTACGCTTGGGATTTTCCAGGATGGAACGGTTTTGCAAAGTGCGCGCCATGCTGTTTAAGTCTTATGTATCGCATTATTACTACGAGAACTATGGCATTGAGGGGTCCGAGCCGATTAATCTGGTGTTTAATACGATTCGCGCTTTTGTGCCAAATCTTGTGATGCAGCACCCGGTAACGCAAGTATCTACTCGCTTTGTGCAGCAGCGCCAGTCGGCGGAATTGCTCGGCTTGGCTTTAGACGAGGACGCCAAAGTAACCGGCATGAAGCAGGAGCTACGAGCCTGGGTGACGAACGCGATGTTCGGCTGGGGTATGATGAAGGTTGGCATAGCGGCCAAAGGCGATCTTGTGCAAATAGATAATATGCTTATCGATCCCGGCCAGGTGTATGCGACGAACGTTCCGCTGTGGGATTGGGGCTTTGATCCCGCTTGTACCGATATAAACAAGGCGAAGATTCTATTCCACCGTACAACCCTCCCCCGTCAGTGGTTGCTCGATACCGATGGTTACGATCACGATCTGGTTCGTAAGCTTCCGCGTACCCGGTCGGATATTCAGAATGATATAACCAGTATGACGATCTCGAATGAGGCGAAGGACGCCGTATCGCACATGCAGGACGAGGTCGATATTGTCGAGGCGTATATCCCAGAGATCGAATCGCTGGTAACCATGTGCGATCCGGTGCATGGTTCGCAGCCGGGATACTTGAAATTAGGTGAGTTTAACGGTCCGAAGGAAGGCCCGTACGTTCCGCTATCGTTTACGCCGCCAGTAGAGGGTAACCCGTTCCCGGTAGCCCCGGTTAGCGTATGGTACGACTTGGCTAAAGAAACGAACGCTGTATTCTGTAAAATATTGGAGCAGGTACGCCAGCAAAAGGATGTGGGACTATATAACCCCGCTATGGCAGATACAGTAGATCAGATAGAAGAGGCCCGTACGGGCGACTGGGTTCCAACGATGGACCCCAAGGGTGTTAATATCGTCTCGCTCGGCGGGCAGAACCAGCGTAACGAAGCCGCCGTAATGCAGCTTCAGACCTGGTACAACTATCTGTCCGGCAACCCGGATCAGATTTCCGGTAAAGTGGCCCCCGGCGGACAAGGCGGCGGAACTACGGCTACCGCTACACAGGTGGCCCAGAGCAACGCCAGTATTCAGATTGAGGATATGCGGGATATTCTGTACGATCAGACTGCCGAGATACAGCGGCGTAAGGCGTGGTATTTTTGGACCGACCCGCTTATTAATTTACCGCTAACGAAGCGAGTATCCGGCGGGGAGTACGTCCAGCTTTACCTGACCCCTGACCAACGGCAGGGCGATTTTCTTAGTTACGCCTTCCGCATTAAGCAGCGATCCATGTCGCGGCTCGACCCGATGACGCGCTCGAAGCGCATCGAGACGTTCTGTACGAACGTGATGCCCGGCGCGTTTGAGACGGCTGTACGGGCCGTGCAAATCGGGCAGCAGTTTAATGTGGCCGCCTATTTGACGAAGATAGCCGCAGAATGGGACATACTAGATGACGTGGACGAATTATTTATAGACCCCAATCACCAGCAAAAAATGATGACCTATATGGCGATGGGCGCGAAAGATACCGGCCAAGCCGGAACAGCCAAGGGGCAGGCGGCGAACAGCGCCAACCCTGCCGCTAAGGGAGTGATGACGAATCAGCAAGAGGCCAACGCGATGCCGCAACAAATTGCGGCGATCTCGCAGAGCGTAAATCAAGGAGCCGTTTGATGGAAGTTTTTCCTTTGACGTGCGGGTGCGGGTTCGGCATAGAGTCGCCCGTATACACCGATTACAGAATGGTAGACGGCGAACTGCGGTTCCCGTACTGCCCGCGATGCGGGCGTATTATGTCCAATAGGGTACAGAGCGTGGCTCGACCGGGTGATTACGAGCATATTTCTGATTCGCTTGCTATTCACCCCGACCAAATATCGGAGCACCGCAAGCTGTTCCCGCATATAGAAGTATTACCGGACGGCAGGCCCAAGTTTACCAGTCCGAGGCAGCAGGAGTTATATGCGAATGCGTGCGGGTTCGATAAAAAAACGCAGCGTAACCGACGTAAAGGCGTAAGAATTTAATCTAGTAGGAGACACAGAATGCCAAACCCAGCAGTAAGTGCAGAAGCAGTAGCCGATACGGACGCGGCTTCAGAAGCTAAGGATACCGCGGCTATGGAAGCAGAAATAGCTGAGAAGATGAATAAGGCGTTTGGGGAAGAACCTACCCCGGAAGCAACTGACGAACCTACCCCGGAAGCAACTGACGAACCTACCCCGGAAGCCGAAGACGGCGAACCGGCAGGTGAAGCGGGCGACGAACCGGCAGGTGAGGCAGAGGGCGAACCGGCAGGATATGAACCGAACGATGAAAACGCTCTAACCCCGGCAGAGATTCGCGCCGCGAAATACGCCGGATGGAGCGATGAGGATCTTGGCGGTCTGGCCAAGGCAAACCCAGGGATGGCCAAGCGGGCCGGGCAGGCCGCGCTAAAGGCCATGAATACCGCTACGACAGTGCTGTCGCGAATCGGTAATAAGCCCGTCGACGAGACGGCTGCTCCGTCGGCCTCCGCACCTGGTAAAGGCGTAGACCTGTCCGCTTTGGAAGCTGATTACGGCGATGATCCGATTTTGCCGGTGTTGAAGCAGTTGGCCGAGCAAAACGCAGCCCTGGCGGCTCAGATAGCGCAGACGGGCGCCAACTATAACGAGGATGTTATTGGCGCCGCCGAGCAGCAGGAGCAGGACGCTATTGAGCAGCAAATTACAGGATTTTTCAATAGTCCTGATGTGCTAACGTACGCGGATACCTATGGGGACGCGACGAAAGACGAATCCTGGGATACGCTCACGCAATCACAGGTGCGGGCGCGGATGCGCGTGATCGAAGACGCTAATCTAATTGTTAAGGGGGCCAAGCAGCAGGGGATCGATATGCCCCTGTCCGAGGCGTTCGAGCGGGCGCACCTGGTAGCTGTTGCTCCCCTACAGGAGCAGCGTATACGTAACAAGATCGCCAGTACGGCTACAAAGCGGGCTAAAGGCTTCACGTTAAAGCCGTCCTACGCCGCGAAGCCTGTTGGCGGGAAACCAACACAAAGCCAGATAGAGGCCGATATAAAACATAAAATGGCCGCTGTCTTTAGCTAAACTTACAAGGAGATAACCTATGGGATTTCAACCCGAAGACATTGCTGATCTTGTCGCAACGACTCAGAATCATTACGAACGCGATATGGATTATGCCCTTGAACACAACGAGTACTTTTGGACCACGATGTTCCAGAAGGACACAGTAAAGTACGATGGCGGCACCAGTATCGAACGGAAGGTTTCGTTTGATCGTACCGGCAATGCGAAGTACCGGTCGATGTACGATCTTGATTCGCCGAAGATCGCCGATCACATCCACACGATTAACGTACACTGGGCGCTGATCGGCACGAATGCGTCCTGGGACGAGTTCGAGATCCTTCAGCAGAAGAACGCGGTCAAGCGCATTATCGACCTGGTTCATTCGCGGCTGGACGACGCTTATATCGACCTCGCCGATCTGATCGAGGAAACGATGGTTTCCGTGCCGGATTCTGCCACAGACCGCAAGCATCCGTTCACGCTGCCGTACTTCCTTCGCGTGCTAAACAGCGCCGGAACGATCAATACGACAGCCGGGTTCAACGGGTGTACCGTTACCTACGGGGACGCCAGTACTGGCACGATTTGTGCCGGTATTGACTCCAACGTAGAGGATAAATGGCGCAACTACACCGGTCCGTATACGGCGATTAACAACGCCTTCCTGAAGGTGGCCCGCCGGGCTTTCATTAAGACCCACTTCAAGTATCCGATCATTCTCGACTCCCCGATTATGATGCAGCGGGCGAAGAAGATGCGTATGATCGCCGGGACCGATACGGTTCTTGACCTGATGGACCTCGTGGATACTCGCGACGATAACCACGTTTCTACGGCCAAAGAGTCACTAGGCGGCATGTTGGTCGTAGACGGCGACTTGGTCCGCATGAACCGCGTTCCGGTTATTCCGCTGGATACGCTGGATGATGCCAGCTATACGCCGATCTATGCGTTTGACCTGGCCCAGTTGCAGCCGTTCGTACACGACGGGTACTGGATGGAGCGGAAGAAACCGATGGTGGATCGAGGGCAGCACACTACGTTCACGACGTATGTGGACGGCGCCCACAACATTCTACCCCGTAATATGCAGAAGCTCGGATTCGTTCTGCATAAGACGAGCTAATCGCAACACCTAACCTTTAACAAGGAGCTTTGATATGGCTAAAGGAAAAGCAAGAGTACACTATATGGGCAGCCAGGGAATAATCCAGAGCGACACTGGTCCTGATTGGGAGTTTTTGTACCGGGCCTCTACAGTGCGGGACCCCGGATGGAATATCGGAGATAAGGTGGTATTGCCTGACAGCCGCGTGTTTTACTACGGCCTGTCTGGTGCGGCCTGCTATCCCGGTTTGCTGTCCGCGTTCTACAACGCGAACGCCATTGATTACACGACGGTAGCCGCTGCGCAGGCTATTAGAGATAGTTCGATTACGGTTGCCTCCCAGACCTTCACCAAAGACGAGCTTCGCGGCGGGCAGGTTCTTCTAAACCACTCGACATCCTCTATGCAGCTTCGCGGTATCGTTGGGAACACTGCGGCCTCGGCCAGTACGGTCACGATTTATCTGGACGCTCCGCTAACGGCGGCAATTACTACTTCTACGGGCGTAGAAGTAGCCTACAATCCGTTTAGCGATCTACGATCCGGTAACTTCGACGGCTCCGTATCGTGGGCTGGAGTGCCTGCCACAGTCGTATCCGCTGCTTCCGTGTACCACTGGACGCAGACATGGGGTCCCGCTTGGGTGTCCCCGCAAGCATCGGTGCAGGCGGCGAAGCATATCCGGGCAGTCTACGGGCGCCACGACGGCTCCCTCGACGTGCTGTCGAACGTAGCCGCCTATGATTACGTTAGCGATCAGTGTATCGGCTTCGTTCTAGGTCGCGGATCGACCCAGACGCCTCCGGTCGTGATGCTTCAGATCATGCCGTAACGCTTTTACGATAAGGCTTGGGGCAGGGAGGCCCCGGCTTTATTTTGGAGAGTAGTATGAATGAACAGGAAATAAAACAAGCGCTAGCCAGGCTCGATAGCGTGGTCGCGGCTATGAATTTGCCGCGAATGCAACATCTGCAATTGGTTCAAGATGTACGGGCTGTGCAGCGACGCGTAGAGCTATCTTTTGCCCTACAGGCTAAGCCACCAGTAGTAGATACCGAAGAAGAACCGGAAGTAACGCTGGAGGCTACCGATGTCGGAACCGACCAGTAAAGTAACAATGACCGAGCTATGTACCCGCGTCGCTCGTGAGGCTAGCCTAGCATACAACGGGCCTAGCGGCACGAGTCGAAGTATGATCCCGGTCAATCAGGATGATTTAGGTGACGTGAAGGATGTAGTTAATGACGCTATTGAGATGTTCATTAACGACGCCCCGCCGAACGGGTGGCAGTGGAGAAAGCGACTCGCGGAGATTCCTATTTCTAGCGTAAACGTAACTGGTACGGCTGATTCTGCGAGCACTACTACGCTCGTAGATTCGACCCTATCCGCCGCGTACGACGAAGACGACGATCTTAACGGCTGGTATTGCTACATATCGTCTGGAACTGGCGCAGGTAGTTTCGCCGTAATAACGGATTATACGACCCTGACTGGTACGGTTGCAGTCGCTGACTGGTTGGACGAGTACGGTAACGCAGGGGGAACCGATCCCGATGCGGATTCAGGCTACATTCTGACTCCGTACGAAACCGTAGCCGGGGACCCCGGCAGGTATCCGCTTCCTGAAGATTTCGGCGGGGAGGTAACAGGCAAGCTGACCTACGCTCGTGGCACCAGCCATACGCAGAAAATCGAGTGGGTATCGGAGTCCGAAATACGTGAACACCTTCAAAACGAAACCAGTACCGGTTATCCGCGAAAAGCCGCTATCCGCCCGCTCGAACCGCAAACCGGTCTAGGGCCGAAACGGCGGTATGAGTTATTGGTTTATCCGTATCCCGCGCAGGCCGATGTACTGGTTTTCCCGTACGCAACGGTGTTCAACCGGCTCGATATAGAGTCTGGAGTAGTGACCAGTTTAGATGCGGGCAGTTACCTGTTTGCTGATAGCGAGCGTTCTGAAACGGATGATTATTTTAACGGGTGGACGGTAACGATTATAGACGGCCCAGGTAAAGGTGAGTCAGCTACGGTTGCCGATTACACGGCAAGCACGGGCACGTTTACGTTTACCGCCGATACGTGGTTTACCGTTGACCCAACCACCGCAAGTGTATATACCGTGGAGCCTGCGAATAATCTGCATCCAGCGGGCGTCGCGTTCGATTTTGCTATAAAGTCGGCCTGTTTCGCTATGGCCGAATTGACGTTTGAAAACATTACGTCGGGACGTTCCGACAAGTACCACCAGAAAGATTTGCGGCTCGCGTATGAAAAAGACGCCCGTATGAACGCTCACTTGATTCGTTCTCGGGCATCCAAGTATCCGCAATTACGCCGGTGGAATCCAGTAACCTACAACGGATCATTAGGAGATTAATCATGGCTCACATGGGCTGGAAACTCGAAAACATGGTACCCGCACCGGCTGCGTCCGCAACAGTACGCGCTACTTTCGTTACGGAAGACGGTATTATGGAGTGCTACGGAACTGCGGCCTATACCGTACTGGAAGCGGAGGCTAACGTATACGCGCCGGGATGTACCTATACGAAGGTGGTAGCCGCCGGGCCGTCTATAAAATACTTCAATATCGGTACTGCGGCCTCTCCGAACTTCAACGTAATTACAATTGTAAGCGATTAAGGAGTACTACAATTAGACTCCCCTTTCCCTACAAAGGGCTGCATGAGGGCGTGACGGCGGCAGAACAGCCACCGGCGACCTCTCCAGTTCTACAAAACGTTAGGGCGTTCAGCGCCGCCGATGAGGCAAGCTCGGAATCCGAGCAACTCACCGGCGGCCAGCGCCCCGGACTCGAAAAGGCGTACACGACGCAGGTAGGCGGTACGCATCCCGTTATAGCAATGGCGGTGATTACAACTACGTATAAGGAGCCGGAGGCATAGTATGGCGGCAGAACTACACACCGAGGGTCTACAGTACCTTCTTGAAGTGGCATTTACTGAGGAACAAAGCGCCCCCGCTAATTTTTATGTAGGGCTTTGCACGGACGCAGCGCTCGCGGAGGACGCCAGTTTGGGCGATCAAACAGAGGTAACCGGGACTGGCTATGCCCGGCAAACGGTCGCGTCTGATAACGTAGATATTACGTCGGCAACAGCAGGCACGGCCGACCGCAAGGTAACCACGGCCGAAGTAACGTTCACCGCTGGCGGCACGTGGGACGGGGCGGTAACCGCGTTTCTGTGTACAACGGTTGACGACACCGGCAAATTGCTTGCTTCGCAGCAGTTAAGCGAAACGCGAACGCTAAACGATGGTGACACGTTGACCCTTGCTTTTGAGATTACTTTGGCCGGGTAATATGGCTCTGCAAGAATACTACAATACTGGCGCAAATGGAGCGCTTACTATATACGGCTACGCCATACGGATAAGGGCGCAGACTTTTACCGCAGAAAGCTCCTACTCTCTCGGGTCTGTGAAACTACAAATGTATCGGTCTGGCACCCCTACCGGTAACGTTGTAGTTGAACTTAAAGCCGTTGACGGAGATGGGAAACCTACCGGGCCGGTTCTGTCGACCGGGTCTATAGCCAAAACTAGTATAACAGAAGTAAATCAGCTAGGCGAGTTTCAAGAAATAGGCATGACCTCCTACGCCATAGTTGATACCACCCAGTATGCGCTATTGGTGTATAGTTCTAATGAAACCACAGGTGCCTATTGGGGTGCGGACTCTTCGTCGCCCACCTATGCTGGCGGCATGTATGTCTACTCTACTGATAGCGGGTCCACCTGGACAACCAACGCCGGTTACGACTTCATGTTTGAGGTCTACAGTAGCTCAGCGGCTAACTACGACGAGGGAACCCTGTCCGTTTCTGGTGACGGGTCGGCAGCGATTGTTGGAGAAGGCTGGCTGTACGAAGAGGGCGCACTTGCCGTAGCGGGTAGCGGGGCGGTCACCCTATCTGTTGAGCACCCCGGTTACGCGGAGGGCACACTGGCGGTAAGCGGCACCGGAGCAGTACTGCTTGCTTCCGAGACAGTAGCTATAACCGAAACGTTAGCGGTTGCCGCAGCAGCAGTAGCAGCGATTAGTTCAGAAGTGGTAGCCTGGGCGGCCGAAACATTAGCCGTTTCAGGTAGCGGCTCGGTCGCGATATACGAGACTGGTGTCGGGTACAACGAAGGGGCGCTCGCGGTGTCCGGTACAGGGGCGGTAGGGATAGCCGTAGAGACTATCGGGCACTCGGAAGTACTACAGGTATCGGTTACCGGAGCGGTCCTGTTGGCCTCCGAGACAGTCGCCCTAACTGAATTACTGGAAGTAGCAGCGGCAGTAGTTGCTGATTTGAGCCGCCAGGCGTACCAGGATGCAAGTGGCTGGCCAACACTGCGCATATCGGACTACGACCCCGATCTATACTGGGATGAGGAAACAGCTACGTGGTCGGATACTCGTGTGACTGCCGCAGGGAGCCGAGCCGATTACGCGATATTTATCGGCGAGCAGGGCGAAATTTACTACTACGAGGTTGTGTAATGGCGGGTTGGCTAGAAGTTAGCCCAGCTAACTTCCACAGTTCGTGTGGAAGTTATGGCGGGAATACCGTAAACGACATGCTCGCGTCCGGCAGCATTCAGTACGGGTGGATGCACCTAACAAACGAAACCCACTGGTTTATTTTGGACCTCGGCAGTTCGGTCGAAGTTTCCGCAGTTCGTGGAAGGTCTAACACGAGCAATAATCCGTATGATGTAAATATCTACGTCAGCGATACAGTTGGTTCGTGGGGCGCGGCTGTAGCAACAGGGATTTCTTCCTGGGAACTTACTACTTCGTGGCAGGAGGAAGCTACCACACCAAAAACCGGGCGATATATAATGGTTGAGGTCGTCGAAACTGGGAACCATATTGCCGGCCCGCGTGCGGACCACCGCATCGATTGGGGGTGGACAAATAAGACGGTTTCGTGTTTTGATGTATACGCCGAGGCGGGTAGCCCCCCATCTAAAGCCTCGAATCCCTCGCCAGCAAACGAAACAGAGATCGATGGGTGTTTTGATAATAAACTATCGTGGAGCGGTGATGGTGATGATTACGACGTGTATATAGGTACCTCTGCCGGAACGCTATCGCTAATAGCGAGCGGTACAACCGACAATCCGTATACAGTATCCGAAGAAGATTTTCCGACTAACTCTGCCGTGTACTGGCGGATCGACTCGAATAACGATGCCGGGACAACCGAGGGTGATGTATGGTACTTTGACCCATCGCCGGGAATAGCGACTAACCCGACGCCAAGTGACGGGCGGGGGCGCGTAAGCACTACACAGAGCCGCCTGTACTGGGACGGCGGAAAGCTCTATCAGACTTTTGACGTGTATGTAAACGGCGAGTTAGTAGAGGAAGACACGACTAACGAGTATTACGACTTAAATACATACGCCTACTGGCCGCTTTCCGGCAGCACCTATTACGCTTGGAGCGTCACCGCAAAGAACGTCCACGGCGAAACGGTGGGCGATGTTTGGGGGTTTACGACTGGATTCAAGTACTCTCCTGCCGAGCCGCGACCCCTCGACTACGACGAAGACGCTGGCTGGGACGTACCCAACGGCGAGTGGGCGCCTATAGGCGATTTAGATGTAGCCGGTGGCGGATCGTTACAGAGCCAGATCGTTGTGATTGGGCACAAGGTTATTTATTTCGGAAGTTTATAATATGGCTACCTTAACCGCGCTATCCGCGTCGCATGGCTTTGTATCTGGGGATCTCGATACCTCGGGCCAGGTGGCGCTACAGGCTGCTTATCAGCGTATGTATTTCGCCGATGGTCGCGAGTATTCCGCTACCATAGCCGACAGCGGGTATCATAAACTCGATATGATTAATACTCGCCTGGTAGGTGTAGCGTCTGGCGCGTTTACTGCGGGCGAAGTAGTTACGCAGGCCACCTCCGGAGCGACAGGTATTTACGGCGAACTGGTAACGCGAGCGGGTCCGATTTATTGGCACATGGTGTACCGAACCAGTACGACCGAGTTCGATGCGACCAACGTAGTTACCGGCTCCGACTCAAGCGAGACGCTCACGCCGTCGGCTGTTGCAGCCCCGCCGCACTGGTTGAACTGGACACTTACCGACGGGGAGTTTCCCGACGGGGGGTCGAACATACTATCGTTGTGCTGGGGCCGCGTGTTTATGAACAGCGTAGACCATCCGCATCAGTGGTTCTGTACGCGGGTGGGCGATCCGCTTGATTTGTTGCTAGTCGCGGACGATGTCGCGTCTCCCCAGAATAGTCAAGCCACCACGTCCGCCGGGCTCGTTGGCGATCAGCTTATCGCGCTGATTCCGTACAAGGGCAACATGCAGGTATTCGGGTGCCTCAATACGATGTACGTAATGCGTGCTGATCCGGCGAAAGGCGGGTCGTTTACGACGCTTTCTGATACTACCGGTATCTTCAGTAACACGTCGTACTGCTGGGACGATAAGAACAATCTGTTCTTTATCGGTTCGGACGGCGTTTACGTAATGTCGGCGAGTGATATTATTGACGGAAACGCCCCGCAGAATATAACCAAGGAGAATGTACCGAGACTGCTTTCCGCGATGGGGCTAAACCGCAGGACCGACCGCGTGGCGATGGCTTACGATAAAGATCGCTATGGTATCGCGATCTCCGCTACTCAACTTGACGGCGCCTGGAACGCCTCTTTCTGGCTGGATCTGCGTACCGGCGGCGTATTCCCCGACGTGTTTAACTCCAGCCACTACGCAACGTCGATGCTTTACCTTAACGCTCGACGGGCCTCTGATCGTAAGCTGCTGTTTGGGTGCCAGGATGGATACGTACGTACCTGGGACGAGGGCAATACCGGTGATGACGGGGAGACGATAGAAAGCCTAGCCCTGTACTCGCCGCTAACCTCGCAAAACGTTAAGGCGAAAGTCAAGATACGAGAGATGTCCGTGGAAGTTGGTGAAGATACGGATAGTGTAACGGTAGGTGTGTTCGCAAAAGATACCGCGTCTGAGGTAGTCGAAGCTGTACAGAACGGAGCCGCCCCTAAAATAGCCCGTACCGTCACCACGCACGGCAGCAACCCGTCCATGCGTAATGTGGCGCATGCCGGGGCGGTCGGTATCGTCTTGTCGAATACGTCGGCCAGTTCGGGCTGGACGGTTGAGAGTGTAGCGGTAGAAGCCGCTGAAACAGGAAAGGTAAAATAATGGCTCTTCAGAATGAATATAATACGGCCCTAGATAGATGGCTTCAGTCGCAGAATACAGCCCAGCAGCAATTCAGAACGGCTGCGGAGCCCTTAAAGCAGGCGGCAAGTATGTTCGCTGTAGGCGGCGGCTATGGGGCCGGGCAGCGTAGTCTACTGGAACAACAGGCAAAGCAGGCTAAGGCGGAGGCTTTGACGAACCAGGTCGCGTCGGGTATGAGTAGCGGGTCGCTCGCTACGGCTACCGGGTTGCGGGTGAATAAGGACCTATCCCAGGGGTTACTCGGGGTAGAGGATACGAGAACGCAGTTTTTGAATCAGGCCCTACAGGCATTGTCTGCCCTCCAGGCTCAACAGGCGGGTACGACAGCCGCCAGTCAGGACCCGTTCTTCAATACGTATCTCGGGGCCAGCACTTCACAGCGGGGGCAGGATCTCGGGTACGCCGCTGATATTCGTGGGCAGAATATAAACGCTGCGAACGCCTCGCGTAACTTCCAGCTACAGCAGCAGGGCCAGCAGCAATCCGCCGCTAACGCAAAGAGGCAACTAGATCTGCAACAACAGCAGCTTGATTTACAGAAGCAACAATTGGCCGCTGCATCGAGTAGCGGAAGCAGCGCCACTTCGAGAAAGGCGTATAGCTTCTAATGGCTCGCCAGTTCTATAATTTAGTTGCGCATGACTGGATTCAGCTTGAAGGCATTATTAATGACCTTGCTTTCCGGGTACTGCACAACCCTAACCTAGAGAGCTTGACCCTTGTCAACACTATAACCGAGTTCTCCACGGACGGTACGTTTGCGGATAACTCCGATTCGGCGGTGCCCACGGAGAAAGCTATCGCCACGTATGTCGGATCGGCGGTCGCGAGTAACCATGCGTTTAAGACGATAACCGGTATAGCCGACGATGTGGTCGCAGACGCGGCGAACGATACCCTCACTCTTGCGTCTGCCAACGCTCGTCTAACGGTGGTTGGGACGCCTGCGTCCGACACGATAACCTTCACGGTCGATACGGATCTGCATAATTACTCGTGGACGAGCGTAGACGGCGCGGACTTGAAGGTCGGCTCCGTTACGCAGGCATATAGCGCCGTTCTGGATGATTTGAACACACTCGGTGTGGCAGCTTCGGACGGTCAGTTTATTGTTGGTACGGGTGCCGGGGCCTTTGCCTACGAATCGGGGGACACAGCTCGGACCAGTCTCGGTCTTGGCACGGGTGATAGCCCAACGTGGGAAAATATAAACCTGACGGGGACGGGCGTAAACCCGCCATATATTCTATCAGATGGTAGTCCGCTAATTTTGCGGTACACAGCCGGTGAGGCTGGCATAGGAATAAGTTCAGACGGTATCGGACTCTTGTGTGATTCGGGGCCGTATGGAGTGAATGTCGCAGGGACTCTGGGGATGTTTGCGGTTTCCGCTGATCCTACCACCGCTAATGGCGCGACTGGCATTTGGCACTCTGACGGCACAGAGACAGGGGATGACGGCGATCTTATTATACAGTCCCTCACTAGTGGCGGCAGTACCACTACGACAAACTTCACACAGGGGTTGGCTCCCATTGCTGGACTGTCAAGAGCGGACAGCAACTTTATTGTAGGTAACGGTACGACTTGGGTGGCTGAGTCTGGTGACACGGCTAGGACCAGTCTGGGATTAGGGACGGGCGATAGCGTCACATTCTTAGGAGTCACGTCAGGGGCTGTTAACATTCAAGCCACGGGGGCAGACCCCGTTGCCGAATTTAGATCAGATTCCAACAATTCGCGATTTGGGACCCTGGGAGAGGAAATGTGTATGTTCTCCCGAGGTAACGCTATTGTAGCTATAGACTCTAACAATAACAGTACGGCTAACTATTTTGCCGTGGTAAAGAATACGGCCTATATATCCAGTTCCACAGAGTTATTACGGGTTACAGAATCCACAAATATGTTATTGGGCGGCACCACAAGTCCGGCAACGGCCACTAACTCCTTCGGTCTTTATACGGGAACTGCCCCCACCGGGTCATTAACAGACGGTGTTGTGATGTACTCCAAAGATTTTGCTGCCGGTAATGCTTGTCCGTATTTCCGTACCGAGGGAGGAACTGTAATAGGACTAAACCAGTCTTTACTTACAACTGATAGTGTGACTTTTGGGGCCGATATGTCTGTTAGTAATGCTGGTGCCGAAAGTATTATGTCTTTTTCTGGCTTTGATACAAATAGAAATTTATTTCAGCAATATAACCTTTCTGGAGCCGTTTATTGTATCATGGAAGAACGTGCTTCTTCATATGAATTCAAATTAGGAACAACTTTAGAAGTGGCTATTAATAGTTCTGGAATCACTTCGGAGGCTGGTGTTTTGTGTCTAAAGGAGAGCACCACTCCATCAGCTGTAACTAATTACGGAAAAATTTATACCAAGTCAGATAATAAAGTTTACTTTCAGGATGGCTCTGGAACAGAACATGAAATTGCTTTTGTATAATTTAGGGGAAACTATGAATGGAATAGAAATCGGGTCCAACTACTATTGTAGGCGGAATTATCACAGCTGCAAGCTAAAACCAATAAGGAGAAATCATGGCAACCGATGCAGAAATTAAAGCGCTCAAAGAAGTTACGAAACGTAAGGAAGCGTACCTTAAAGAGTTCCGCAGGCTCGGGCCGAAGAAAGCCCCGACCTGGGGGCAGTGGGTCCGCAAGCAGAAGCAGAAAGAACTTGGCGGGAGCCGACAGATGCAGGAGCAGCTAGCCGGGTTGAGACAGAGTGACTTTGACGCGACTTACAAGAAGAGCGACATCTACAAGCGCGACCCCAAGAGATATAAGTAAGGACAAATACCATGCCGCAAGCACTAGGCTATCCAGCAGCGCAACAACAGCAAGCGGTGACGCAGCCCGCAGCCCCAGTTGAGCAGTCGGCGCTGCCCGATCCGATTTCGGTATTAGATGGGCAGCTTAACCTCCTTCGGACCTCGTTCGAGCAGCGAGCCCGGCGGATTGAAGAGTTTGGGTTCAAGGATGCGAAGGAACACAACTACTACGTTACCAAGCTCCAGCAAGAATCCGACGCCCGCAAGTTGGAGATTATGCAGGTACGCGATACTTTAAGCATGATCCAGAGCGGGATCGCGTCCGGCCACATCGACCCGGACGCCGGGGCTAAAGCGATGTACGGGCTGGTGCTACCGAAGGACGTGGTTGCGGCTATGTACCCTAAGCCGCAAGATGCGTCGCAAGAGGGGCCTACACGTAGGCCCTTTACGCCAAACACCTTGACGGACTACCGCGAACTTGCCAAGGAGTTTGCGGACGCGGGAGCCAAGGACGGGCGGAGAGGTTTCGATCCGGTTACCCGGCAGAACCTTCAGATACGGCAGTATCTGGCCTTCCGCCAGAATACTGGATATGATGACTCGTCCCAGATAACGAACGCTGAGCGCAGACAACTGGACTCTGAATGGGACGCCGTAATGCGTACCGAAGGGCACCAGTGGGACCCGACGGCCCCGGAAATAAAATCCCTGCGCACGTACGGCGACCCGGTACTCCAAGCCGCCGCGAACAAGGTATCGCCCATGGCCCGCAGTCTCGCGGCCCAGCAGAAACAGGCGCAGAAGAAAGAGCGACCGAAGCCGCAGGAGTCTATTATTGGGAGTACGCTTACTCGCGGCGGAAGGCGATGGCGCGTAGTAGGCGTAGACACAGACGGCACACCTTTAGTGGAGCCCGCTAACTAATGGCTATTCGGCTTGATTCCATCCCAGACGATACGGCGGGTCCAGTGCGACTCGATTCTATCCCAGACGCGCCTATCGCACCAGGCCGCGTTCCGCTTTCCCAGGATTTTAGAACTGCTCTGCGTGAAATACCTCAGAATTTAAAGATCGGCACTACTGGCCTAGCCGCATCTACCGCGGAGGCAGTTCAGCGGCGGGCGGCACAGGCGGCCGTTCTGCCGCTGGTGTTCCCCGATCTCGCGGAACAATTCAAACCAATACGCGGCGAGCCCGCTCCTGCCAGTCGTTCGAGTGATCGGCTCGCCCCTATCGGCGGGCGGCAGATACAAGAAATGCAGCGGTCGCAGTCGCCGGGACGGGCTGTTGCCGGGGCAATACTGCGGGCACCAGGTACGGCGGCAGCGGTCCTTCGCGGTAAGCAGGCCGAGCAGGCGGTTCGTCAACGGCCGCTTACCTACAAGGAGGCGCCAGTAACTAAGTTAAATCGGGCAGTGTGGCAGAATGTGCCCGGCCTTGCGGCCGCTCTTGGGGTGAGCTTATTGACGGGACAGCCGGGGGCGGGTGTGGCCTTATTGGGAGAGACTACCGGCGGCGCGGAATTCGCCGACCAACTTAAGGCGGGCAATACGCCGCTGGCCGCATCAGTGTACGCTGATCTGGCCCAAGTAGCGGAAATGGCAGGCGAGCAGCTTGTTTTACCGAAACTAGTTAAAGGTGTTACCTCTCCCATGTCTTTACGCGCTTTGGTAAGCACTATTGCGGAGAACGCGGGGCAGGAAGGAGTAACTGGGTTCTCCCAAGGGTTCACAAATACCTTTGGGAAAACAATAGCCGCAGGCGGAACCATAGAGCAAGCTGTAAACGCGGGCCTTAAAGAGGGGCTAAAAGCCGTACCCGAAAACGCCCTGGTCGGGGGAGCGCTAGGCGGGCTGGCGGCAGCGCCAGGAACTACAGCCGAGGCCACGTCCTCCATGTATACGGCCCTTCGTGCTAAAGTAGCAAAAGGCGAAGTAGCCGATAGTACGAAACAGGCTATAACGCCTGAAGAATTTGAGCTTACGGAAGAAGGCCAAAAAGCCGTAAACCGCATCAATGAGAAACTATTAAATAACGAGTCGCTATCAGCGGACGAGATAGAGCTTCTCGATATTGTAACCACGCCTAACCCGGTCCCGCAAGAAGCTGCGGCGACGGTAGCTGCGGCGACTCAAACCGCTCCGGCGGACCCCGATACAGTTAGTCGTGATACCGCCGCAGTGCTTGATAGCTACCTTGCCGATAAACAAGAGCAGCAGGTAGATGCGGATCGCGAAACTGAAGTATACCGCAATAAATTAGCGGAAGCGATAGGCGGCAAAGTAGGAAAGCCCGCGTTTGCAGAAGCCGATGAAGCCATGCAGGTGTACGTCGATCTTCAGAATAACCCGGACCAATTAAAATACTACGACGCTCTGCCTTCCGACAAGCAAGCGATTGTAGATCGGGCGATAGACCTTCCGGAGCCGGTCAAAGCTGTAGCCGATGAGATCGTGGCGAAGAACAAAGAAATAGGCCGCGCCGCAGAACAGGCCGGGGTACTACAGGATACGCAAGAAAGCTACACAGCCCGTATATGGCAGCCATCTAAAAAAACAGCCCGGCGTAGGGGAAGAAAGTTCGGCACTAAAACGGAACGAGCCAGGCAACGTACGCTAGAGGGCGTATTACATGGCTGGAGTTTGGGAAAAGAGCTACAAGTTAAAGGGCTTACTTCGGCGCACCAAATAAGCCGTAAGCAGGTATACGACACGATAGCGGATCGAGGGCTATTAAGCACGGCCATGGGCCACGGGCTGCTCGCTACAAAGCAAAACGAAGGATGGGTACAGGTAAATCACCCAAACTTTACTACCTGGCAGGCGGCCGGTAAAGTGCGTGACGCGGAAGGAATAAATAACCTCAAGCGTAGCCGCAATGCGTATGTAACCGATAGCGGGATAGTGATGGAACGGCGGGCCGTATATGCCTCGCCCCAGCTTGGTAAGCATTTAAATAACATACTGGGCCAGTCCGCGATAAAAGGATTGCCCGGCGTCGATACTATTACCAAGTTAAACGCCTTAATAAAGCAGGCAGTACTGTTTACCAGCTTCTTCCATCATCAAGCGTTCGTCCGGTCCTACACTCTTGGGTCCAATGCTAAAGGGAGCGAATTAAGCCCCGTTGCCGCATATAAAGCGGGTAAGCAGGCGTACTTAAACTTTACGCCAGAGCTACGCATGGGAGTTCGTAACGGCCTTACTCTGGGGAAAATCCAGGACTACGACGCCAAAGCCTTGGACGCGCCGAGTTCTGTATGGTCGCGTATAGCGAACGCTGCCGGCCCTGCGGGCGTGCCGATGCAAAAAATAGCCGACCTGCGAAAGTGGAACGAGCAAGTGCTATTCGGGCGCATGGGGCCGTACTTGAAGGCCCAAGCCTACCTGGTCGAGTTTAAGAACTTGATGCACAAACACCAGAGCAATATATTGAGCGGCAAAGTAACGACGGACGAACTAGCCAAACAGGCCGCCGATCTTATAAACGACGACTTTGGCGGGCTAAACTTAGATCGCATGGGGCGCAACCCAACGGTACAGCACGTATTCCATTTGCTTGCGCTTGCCCCGGACTGGACAGAATCTAACGTACGGTCGGCAGTCAAGGCATTCAAGTTGGGCGACGAGGGTGCTGTTTACCGAGCCTTCTGGGGCCGGATCGTAGCCAAAACAGTCCTTGCTTCTGTTGTCGCTAATTTTTTGCTGAGCCTGGGTGACGCCGATGATGACTTTATAGAGCGGTATAGGAAGGCTTGGGCGAATGGAAACTTGCGATGGCTCGACGTAGACATAACACCGATATACCGGGCGCTAGGCGGCGACAGCAGTAGCAGGCGGTATTTCTCTATCCTCGGACACTTTAAGGACCCGTATAAGTTTGTCGCAAGGAATAAAATAGAGGATGGGCTGCTTCAAGGCTTTCCCGACCCTGTAAGCAGCTTGATTAAGTCTGGGCAATATAAGGGCAGCGTAGCTACTCGTATGCTAACCGATGCTGTTACGGGTTCCGATTGGGCCGGACGAGAGTTTACTTCTATGCAGGAACTTATCACTGACAGGAAGTTATCAGCCTGGTCGTACACTACTGATACCGACCCGCTAAAAATAACACAGATGCCGTCTATATTATTGTACGAGGCAAAATCTAGTACCCCTATACAGGTGCAGCAGGGCATAGGATTTTTGTCCGGAGAGTTCTCAGGATTTGACGCGGTTATGACGAGCCTTGGCGTACACTTGGAAAAAGGAAAAGACGTTCCGTACACGCCGAGCAGGAAAAAGCGTAAAACTAAAGTAGACAGATCCGCCCCTTAAAGGAGGCCTACTATGAGTGAGTTACAATCAGGAACCATACGAGAGCGTCTGGCCCGGTTAGAGGTGCTGCTGTGCGACCATATAAAGCAGCACGACAGGCTTACTCGTTGGCTGCTTACGATTAGCGCCGGGTGCGTTATAGGCTTTGTGATGTCGGTTCTTCCGAGCTTTCTGAGATGGGTCGCGGCGCTGTCGTAAAATGCTCTGGAAAATCTCCTGCATCTACGGGGTGCGTGCCGCCGATATAATCTTCATGCGGTATTCTTGACAGGTAGCCGGTAACGATTCTTGGCGGGACTCCTACTACTTTTACGCCTATAATAGGGCTGGCGTACACGTCGGTAAACCATGCTGGGCGGCATAGCTTTATCACCCATCCGCCCGCGAACCGGCCTAGGTTGTCGACTCCATACTTATGTATGCGGTGCTTCATCGCCCGGTCTTCCGTGCTCGCAAGAATCGCTTCAATCAGGTCATGCTTCGTTCGTATGTGCGGCATCGGCTTTCACCTTCTTGACAATCTCTTCTGCCTCTGGTTGAAGGGCGGCGCCCATCACCTTATTTAGCTCTTCTCGCAACTGGCCGTCACTCAGGTATGCTCCCTTGGCCTTTAGAAACTCCTTTACTCCTTCAAACCCCAGCACGAATCCCGACGCTAGGCTCTCTTTCTCTTGCTGCTTCTTCTTGAAGCCCAAGTACATAGTAGCGGCGTAGGAGATAAGCCCTATGATCGCGAGTAGCCACGCGTACCGGGCGGTAACAAGGGCGTGCACTGTAGCCGCTACGCTCCCCGCAAGTACAGCCAAGCCTATCTTCTGCATGCCCATAAATACTAAGAATACGCCGCCGCCTACGCCCAACGCGGTAAACGGGGCCGCCCACCCGACGCGAGAAACTACTTTGTTTAGCTGCCCTGCTGGAGAAGCGGCGGCGCTATCGGGGGCTACGCCTTTACCGCCGCCTAGGCAGCCGCCCAATAAAAGCATCAGCCCTACCGCTATAGCCAGTAGCATATTCAGAAACCATAGTTCGCGTTCGTTCATTTTCGTCCTCCCCGCACAAACCTAAAGTATAAAACATGTACACACAGCCTTCCGCCTGTGCCCGACCTCCCCCCGTAGTAGTGGAGCCCGAATAAGGCGCGGTCCAAAGAGTATAGACCGCGGTTTGCGCACCCGACTAAAAAATAAGCGGCGCCCTTACTTACGCCAAAAGACAGCAGTTCAATCCGAAACATGCCTACGCTCCTTTCATCATTTCCTTGGACGCCCAGTCTAATACCTCGACCCCGGCCATCACCTGTTCTTGATTCTCTATCTCGCCCTCGCGCACGTGAACCGCGTCTGGCATAGTGGCCAGCAGGTTGCGCACGAAAGTACTCTTCGCCGTAACGTGCAGCCCTTCCCTATCGCACCACCACCGCCACATCGCGTATAGGTAGGCAAGAGGCACAGCGCTTTCGTGATTGGCCTTTAAACAGCGATCAGCGAAGGTGGATATTGGAGATACGAGTTCGCGGAACGTTCGCATAACCATCGCCGAAGAGCGCGGCAGAACGAAATCTGTATGCTGGTATAAGTCCTGGAGCCCCCGTAGTGCAAAGTTTATTAGCCTTCCCTCTGCGGCCTCCTTATATATGCGGTGTTTCAGTTTTCTATCCTCGCGACCAATGTACGAATTGTCGAAAGTGAGCAGGCAGGTACGCGCCTCGAACGCTCCTGAGTGATCGGTAAACGGCGGCAAGTCATTCATAGCCAGGGTAAACCGGCAAAACAGCCGCACTATCGGCAGCGCGGTTATATTTTTACGGTTTACCCCTACTTGATCCGCTCCAACTATGGTAAGTAACTTTTCCAAAACCATGTCTGAGTCGCGCTGTCTAACGGCTTTCGCTTCTGCTATGGCGGCGGACAGCCTTCCAACTAACGTCTCGTATGGAAACTGGGTGGCTAGCTGGGTGAAGCTGGCCACCGTACAATTCTGCTTGCCTAGCATAGCCTGTATCGCCTCCAAGCAGGTACCTTTTCCCGAGCGCGGGCGTCCTTGCCATATCATAAGTTTCTCATACGACATATCCGGTACGCAATTGTACCCCAACCATTGGGCCATAAGCTGTACTTTATCCTGGTCCCCGTTAAATATGTCGTCGAGGAAGTCTTCCCACATAGGGGACTCGGCATTTTCGTCAAAGGCGTACGGTAGCACGTTGAACGAGAATAACGCCGGGTCTGGATTGGCCAGCGACAAGTGTCCTGCGGCGTATTCGTCTACGTTTAATATGCCGTTTTGAAACGCAATTAATCTAGTGGGGTCTGGCCTATCCTCTTTGGTGAGCCATACTGGCGGGTCCGCGTCAATAGGGCAGTATGCGCTACACGCGTCCAGTATGTCTCGCACCTTAGTGCGGGTGGGCTTATATCGTTTTATTGTACCTGCTCCGTCAGCATACTGTTTTTTGTGAAGGAACTCGTATAGCCGCCCGTGGATTAGTTCGTCGTCTATAGGCTGGTAACAGTGGCCGTTAAACATTATATACCCGTTGCGGAACGTACGCAACAGAAGCGTCCCGCCATCGTAGTACTTTTCACGTAGCCATTGATTAGCTATATCAAAGGCTATATCAGTGGGGAATACGCTAGGGTCCAACGTCGAGCTTCCGCCGTGTTCTATTTGGCTTAGTAGCTCGTCGGGCGTTAGCCCCGCATGTAGCCACTTGCGCAGGTCTTTAATCCCTGCTGGCGGCATTAGTTTAGTACACTCCGGGCACGCCGTATACAGCTTTGCAAAGGTAGCCTCCATGCCCGCTACACCGGCCCCCGCGTCATTCTCTCCTATAATGCACACCTTTTTGCCTGCTACTACTGCCGCCAGTAAATCAAGTTTTGCCTTATCGTTCGGGCGCCCTACTGCAACAAACCCAAGATCGTACGCGGCGCAAACATCCGACCCTCCCTCTACAATTAGAGTCGGACGATTCGACACGGCCAGGGACGACATGTTAGTTGTACGATCAGCATTCCGCTCCGCGTCCAATATATGCAAGTGGCCTAACTTCATAGGCCGAACAGCACCTTCTGATATTACACGACAGATAATAGCCGCAGGATTCTCGTACTCGCCCTCGGGATAGAGGCAGCCATCAGGCTTACCGCACAGCGGGCAAGGATGCGCCTCGTTCGTGCGCGTCCACCGCTTTCTATCGTATATATCGCCAACCTCGGGGGCGACCGAGTAAAATAGGCCCCGCTTGGAGCCTGGAACCATAAACTTCTTGCCGTCCATCGTTCTGGTGGTAAGCCCTATTACCTCGCCGTACTCGTCCCGTTCGGGGAGCACCCATACGTGTTTCGCGGGGTAGTAGCCGATTTCGGTAGCAAGTATAGCCTCTTGTGAGACGTGTAGCTGCTCCGCTAACGCACCGGCGAGTCCTGGAAACCGTTTTACATTGGCCAGCGTGGCGGCGTACAGCTTTTGTATCTGTGATTTTGTAAGCGGCTTCTGCTTCATCTGCAACCCTAACCCCCCGGCTGTCTGTTTAGCCGGGGGGCCTACGAGAAAGGAGAACGAAAACGAGTCGTAGTTAGAGCGGAATACCTACCTCAGCGATAACCGCTTCCTTTACTTTGAACCACCCCTCGGGCAGCAGCATCGACTCGATGCCGTTGGGGGCTATCTCTTTCACCGTGTTGAGCCACACGGAGGCCAAGTCATCATCGGTAACGTCGTTACGGCGCGCCGCTGTTACCGCTTCCCAGGCTTCGTCCGCCGTGCACTTACCGGCGGCAGGCTTTGGAGCCGCAGGCAGCTTAGGCGCCGCTGGTTTCGGGACAGAAGGGCGCGATGCTGGCTTGGCCGGTTCTTCCGCCTGATTCCACGGCGCGTCTGCCGGGTCCCCAGGGTCGTCTTCCGTAGGTGCGGGAACCACAGGAGCAGCCGGGGCAGCGGGCGCCTTGGCCTTCGCTTTGGCGGGCGCCTTTGCTTTAGCAGGGGCTTTGGCGGGCGTTGCCGGGGCTTTTGTCTTAGAGAGCAAGGCAGCGTATTTCTTATTCAGCGCTTGCATAGCAGAGGCGTCGAGCTTGGATACGCCGCGTACCGGGGGCGCGCCAATGGGGTCGATCCACGTACACTGTAGCGTCGTATTCCCGTCGTATTCGCGCCACTCTACGCGGAACTGGATGGGAACCTCACCCGCATCAAGCAGGATGTCAAGGCTGTCGAACCCTGCTCCGTCCCACTCAACAATTTTCTTTATCTGTTTGCAGTTCAGGGTCTCTTTGTCATTGCTGTCAAACAGCACCCCGTAGTACATGATCTCGTTAGCGGCTGGATCGGCGGCTACATACGCGCCGCCTTCACTGTGGATCTCGTCAGCGCGAAGCGACAGTACCGCCTGCGGGAACCCGCCCGAGGACTCGCCCATACCGCCCGCCTGGATAACTCCACGATAGTAACCTTCTTGATTGATAAGCATTTTGTCTCCTAAATTAGTTTCCAGCAAACATGAGGTCCCAAACGCTGGAATCCTCTTTACTCTCGAATGAGATAACCGGCGGGAGAAACGACCCGTCCGGCAACTGTCTCGACTTGGCCATGAAGTGAACCTCCGCGTCGGCGAAGACTGCCCGCGTCGTATCGCCTACGGCTTTACCTTTTGGAGCCTGGGGCGAATCTTTATCGACGATCAGGTTCGCGTAATCGACACGAAGAATGTGGTCGACCCACTCGCAATACAGGCTAAGGGTAGAGGGGTTGCGGCTGCTTAAGTTAGGCCCGGCACATACGTAGTCGTCACCTGCCGCGTTTGCTATACGGTGGTTCTCCTGCTGGGCCAGTAGCAGGATGTTCTTGCCTCGCTCCGCAAGCCGGTCCAAGTCGGGCAGTAAGAGGCCCATTGTGTCGAACAGGTAGCGGAAGCCTTTCCCATACCCGTACGCTTCAATGTCCAAAGCGCGGCTGTTCTTCGGCCCGGTAACGTGGTCGAGTGTCCACGGTATGGCGAACGAGGTTTCTGTTTTCGTAATCGTGTCTATCACAAGTGTACCAAAATCCAAATCGGCGGCTTGCCGAATCGCTTCCCGCATGTCGTCGAAGTTCTCAACACCGGGAAGACAATTCATTCGCTTACCGGTAACCGGGTGGCGTATATTCTGCGCTCCGGCGTCCACAGGGATAAACACAGGCCGTGGAGCGAGCGCGGCTAGAGTAGATTTGCCGCGCCCGTTTTTGCCGTATAGGATAATCTTCTGCCCCACAGTCGAGGCGTCGAACGGCTGGATGCTGAACGTTTTCTTAGTCGCGGCTGGGCGCCGCGTCGGCTGCACCGGTTTGCCCGGCGGCTTAAGCGTTGGTACTGTTGGTCTTGCTGTCATTTCGTTCTCCTTTTACATATACTAGGGCCAATAAAAATCGCCAGCATCCTATTTGTAAACTGTACTGCGTCTCGCCGCCCAGCAGGATGCGGTCCCTGCGGAATAGGAAAGTTATTGGGAAAAAGAACCGCCCGGCTCTATATTGCAGGGATACGTACGGCGTACGGCGATGCAGCACCCAAATCTTGGAATAGGGATTCGGCATTTCGTTCTCCTCTATTGGCCGAACTTCGTGAACCCGGCGGGGGTTTCGTCTTCGGCTATTTTATGGCAAGCGTAGCACGAGTCTAAGAAATCGCATTTCCCTCTATCTTCGCAGCTTGATTCGACCTGGAACCAATGCCCTGCGTTCCGCATGTGGCTGATGGTTTTATAGATGCTGAATAGCTCCTGCTCAAACGATACGAGATCCGCCTCGCTGCGATCTACTTCCCGGCGAGCGAAATACTTCTCCGGGATCGTCGTGATTTCCTGTAGCAACCGGGCTCCGAACATCTGTGGCGTTTCTCGAATAGCGAACGTTCCCTCTTTGGCCCCATGCTCTACTTCTGCTTCGCGTCCGTTTACGGTCAGCGCGCCGTTAGGTACAGTGCCGCCAACATTAAACGTCTCGCCGTAGTACTCGCCGGTAGCGACGAACTTCTTGCTATCTGCCTGGGTAAGCTTTTTCGGCCTGATTGCGGGCTTGCGCCACACGTCGTACAGCAGGCCGCAGTTTCCAAGGTTCTCGCGTTGGGCTGCGTAAGCGTATAGCCGCGTCTGCGTATCAAGCCGCAGGTGTCCCCAATACGAAGAGTCAGGATCAAGCGAGGCCGAAGTACTTTTGTACTCGTGAATATACCGCCGCCCCTCGATGGAGAATACGCGGTCTATCTTCCCTACGACATCGGCTCGCAACGGGTGCCCGGTTTCCGGGGACAGCAGCGGGAACTTGAACTTGTGCTCCAAATGTTCCACCTCATAGCCCGCATCAGTGTACCACCACTTGTACCCTACGAGCGAGTAAAGCAGAATCGTTCGCTCTACCTCCCATTCCTCTGGTGTCTTATCAAGCGGAATCGTTTCGTACGCTTGGTTAAGGTGCCGAACAACCGCGTCCATAGGATCATCAGGGAATCTGCCGGTGCCGTCGCACAATGCGCAAAGGGGCGCGGGCGTTTCTACTACGCATTCGCACGTGCCGCCGGGCTGCATACTGGAGATTTCTTGAATGCGATGGTAGTTGGTTCCCATGCGTAGAGCGTCCGCCTCTACAACCGGGCGCAGCCCAAGTATATACCGGTAGTAGAATTTAAGCGGGCACTCCTTAAAACATCTGATACTAGTTGCTGATAAGTTCATTTCTCGTTCTCCTTTGCTAGTTCTTATAGCCGGTCAAGAGCCTCTAAGGCCAGATCGATTTGGTCGCGTAGGGCGTCTTTAATGCGGCACTTTATAAAGTTGCGTTGCTTCTCCCGCCCCGCCTTACGCGCGATCTCGCCAAAGTCCCAATCTACACGTATCGAAGGCACGCTCACGTAGGTGCACACCGTATACTGCGAATCGCTTGGCCGTATAATCGCCGATATTTCTGGCCCGCCCGTTTCGCCAAGTTCTTTGGCTATTTCTTTTACGTGCCCGGCAAACGTATCCAGCATTTCGGCCTGATCGTCAGAAACCCGTCCCCACTCGTTCATTTCTCGTTCTCCTTTACTAAATCACTGGTTTCTTGTTTAAGATCCCTACCCCCGATACCTGTCCCCCGATACCTAACAGCCTCGGCCAAAACCGTTCCTGTTTTATTGTCGAGCGCCTGGTATGATCCGCCGCAATTCTCGGGCGACCAATGCCAATCTTTTCCAAAAATTACCGCTATCTCGTGGCCGATCATGGTCCCGGTATACGGCCCCCTAGGCGTTATTATTTCTCCGCCGCAAAGGATAAAATACCTTTTCGTTTCCATCCCCATGCTAGTTCTCCTGTGTTATTCGTTTCCAATAGTATTCGAGTTCGTTCGTTGAATGCACGATAACATATTCGCCATTCGAGGTCAATATCTTTTCTCGTCTTTCTTGCTGTTTTTTACTAAGCCTGCCGCCTTTACCCGCCTTACATTCGATCTCGAAGTGCTTTCCGTTTGGCAGCAGCCCCATAATATCCCCGGCTCCCGGTATCCCGTACGTGTGAAATCGCTCGGTTCCTTCCAGGTGCCCGGCCCCTACATTCATGCGATCCGCTACAATTTGCCTCGCCCGCAGCCACTTTAGGCACCGCTTTAGTACCTCTGCTTCTGGTAGATCGTCGCCCGGTACAACAGGGTGCGTGGGTACTGAGCCGTCCTTCGCGCCAGGCTCAAACTGCTTCCCGGCTTGTTCGGCCTTATACACGCCGAATATACCCTCGGCCCGTTGCTGGAAGCTCGGTCGTTTCATAGAAGCTCTATGGCGTGTACGCGGCAAATATCGAGCAAATGCTCCGCCTGCGACCTCGCATCCGCCAGCGCATTATGGGCGCTGGGATTGTGCGGGCGCGGCACATCCGGATATATAGCCCGTAAAGTGCGGTAGCACCTATCCTGCCTATACGACCAAGGGCGGGGCAATCTGGTAGCCGCGTACGCGGAGGTTAGTATCACGTTATCGAACGTCGCCCCGTCCCCCCATATACTAGTTAGTCTTTGCCCATTCGCCCAGCCACTAAAATCGAGCAGCGCGGTGCGCAAATCAACGCCGCCCCTACATATAGCCGATCTCGCCGCCTCACTCTGCTGCATCCACCACATGATTGTTCCCGCGTCGACAGATAGCCCCGCCTCACAAGAACTTGCTAGGCTAACCGTGCGGCAAAACTCGTCGCGAGCGCTGCCCATGTCGAACGACACTGCGCCGATAGCGATTATTGCCGCGTTGTACCGAGTACCCATTGTCTCTAAGTCTACCATTACGTGCATAATTCGCCCCTATTTACAATAAAACTCGCTTAGTTGGCCTTCGGCATCGACCGGCAGCCCTTCGGCCCAATCGGGAACTTCGAGCATGATCTCTTGAAGCCGGGCGAATTTCTTTTCCGCTTGCGGCTTTTCAAGCATTGTAACGATTTCGTCGTACACGGTCAGGATAACTTTTATGCCCTCGTCTTCGCAGCGGAGCACCCAGTACGCTAGTAAATCCCTACAGACGCTCTGGCATATATTCTCACAGTTGTGCACAAGCCGCAATTCGCCTGCTTCATCGAGTACTGTAAAGCGACGGCGAGGGCCACAGTTGGTTAGGTCCCAGACGGAAGTAACGGCTTCCCGCCCACGAGTCGGTAGTATAGCGTTGATCGAGGGATCCCTGTGTTTTTGGCTAGCGTCGCCAGGTCTATACCCAACGAGGTACGCTTGTTTAGCGCCTGCTCCTTGCGCGTTGCCCACCGGCAATTTGTTGGTGTATAGTTTCCGTTGTTGTTTATTCGATCCAAAGTTAGCCCGCGTTCGTAGCTCGGCCCCATATCGACCCAAAAGTTCTCGAACTTTTCCCAACGCTTGCACACCTTTATACCCCGCCCACCGTAGTTTTTCCACGCTTGGTGTGAGGATAGCCGGCACCTGTCTCTCATACTCCGCCACACATGGTAAGCCGGGTGACGCGACATGCCGTGCGTAGGCACCCCGCTGTGCCGCCGGGAACACTGCGCGCATTCTTTCGTTCCGCGCTTTCGCGTTAGGTCTTTTCCGAGTCGCGTGTACTCTCTCCCGCAAGCACAGCGAACTTTCCACTGCCAGTTTTTCCCGTTCGACCCTAAGCTCTCTATAACCACTAGGTTCCCGAACCGCCGCCCAAGAAGATCCGTATGCCGAACTCGCATTAGTCCATCCTTTCACTGTAAGCACCTGGTGGTCCTCGGTCATATCCAGGCCGTTCAACCCAATCACAGGCTTCCGCCCTTTATACTTCAATCCTGAATGGCGCACCCACGATAGGCCATCCCAAACTAGGTCGGCCAACGATATAGTATCCAGCCTTTTAATCCCGTTATTTGTTAGAACCCTAGTATACCCGGCTAGGCACAGACTTCCCCCCCATAGGAACCCGTGATCGGTCTTAATTTTATTGTTAACGATGCGGCAACCTGTGTAGTACAGTCTCCGCCCGTTAGGTAGCGCGATTGTTACTTCTGATTCCTTACCTTCAAATACTAGTTTATCGTTTACAGTAACCGGCCCCAGATGCTGGAACCTAATACATTGCCTAAACGCACCTTCGAGTAGGTTCCACAGGGCAGGAATCTCTAGGTACCTGCGGCGGTACTCACTTACCAGGCCGCGCACAAATCCCTTGTCGTAAACACCGGCGTCAAAAAACGGGCGCAACTCGGGATTAGCCAGGCACTTGTTGTACTGCGTGTCCGCCCCCATACCATACCCAAAGCCTAGAATGCTCGTCTTGCCGAAACCACGTTTAATATCAAGATCCTTAGCTATCTCAGGAGGATCAGTGTCTCGCGGTTTGCGAATAGGCGTACCGAATATAGGCGAGACGAAATCAGAGTAAATATCCGCTCCGGCCGCGAACCCCTGAAGCAGCGTACCGCACCCGGCTAGCCAGGCCAGTAGGCGCGCTTCAATCTGCGCCGAGTCACAAATCCCCAGGATGTGATCAGGTAAGGCGCAAATTATATTCCGCGTCTGGGCGATAAGCGGGTGGGTCTTGATGCCGCCTGTACCCTTGCCGCCAAGATTGAGCAGATTTATCTTTTCCTTACCCCCATTGCGACCGGTGTGGCACGAATAGTACCCAGTGGGTACGCGCAGTAGCCCGCCATTTGCGCCGGCCTGAGCGATAATACGTTCGATACGCTTAATATGCGTGGGCCATGACTTAACTAGAAGTCTCGCCTCAACTAGGTCGCGCACTTCTTTCTTTTGATGGGCGCCTAGTTGCTGACAGCCGGCATCCGTTTTCGCGAGGGCCGGGATCATGCCTTTCTTACCTGGTTTAAGCGGCAGTTTTTCTCCAGACGGGAGTACTTCTTGCAGCCGCTCAACAAATTTAGCGCTGCGTAGCTCTTTAACAGTAAGCCCGGACATTTCAATCGCGTTATCGATCTTCACCTGCATGGCTAGCTGGAGATCCTTTGCTAGTTCCTTGTTTATGGCGACCGGACGGTGCAGCCATATATCGAGATTATGCCGCATGAGCCGGGCTTCTGTTACCGGATCTGATAACTTAGGCAGCAGTATTTCAAACAAGGCGAGTTCTATATCTACGTCGCCTGCCGTATATTCCGCGAATTTTGCCCGCGCGTCGGCGTTCATCTCGCCCCAATGGAGCCCCTTGAACTGTTGCGTGTCGCCTTTTTTAATCGGAAGGTTGAAGTAGTCAGCTAGGTCTTTTACGCTGTGGCTCATGCGCGAATCATAGTGCGAGGCGAGATCGAGTGTATCGAGGGTATACGCAGGAACCCAATCAAAGTGAACCTGCAAGATCGTAACGTCAAATCGCCCGTTGTGCACGACCCATGTATACTCCCGGTCGTGCGCCTTGCACCACTGGAGCGTGGCGGGTATCCTATCGGGCGGAATGAACGCCGCCCGCTTGCCCAGACGGCCTATGCCTAGTCCGGTAAGCGCAAACCGCTCGCCCGTTACATACTCGATGGTAGAAAGTCCCTTGCCGTCTTTTCCGTATAGCCTGTAGTCCTTATCGAAATAGCTCTCGAAGTCCAGACATACTACCCGTGTCGGGTAGTTTATCCGCTTCAGTGTGGCGAGACATTCGGGGATCATGTTAGATCCTCTAATATGTGCCCGCACACTGGGCACTTGGCGATAGGAACCATCCTGCCCGCTTCGCCGCTCCACTGGCTTGCACCCTCAACATATTCGCCGTCGCAATCCCATATTTCCGGGAACTTGAATTTATCTCCGTCGAGAATTACTCCACACGCATCACAGCTTAGTAATCTCATGTTAGATCCTCACTGGCTTGCCGGTTACTGGGTGGCCGCAGCACCTCTTGTACTTAATACCGGAGCCGCAAATGCACGGCTGATTACGAAGTAGGCGGAGGTTGTGAAAACTGCGCAGTGCCGGCGTGGGTTCTCGGTTGAACCATCGCGACTCTCCTGTACCGACGCCCACCGCATTCACGGCTTGCTTATCGCGAAGGCATCGGCTACACAATCCTTCATGGTGGCAGGGGCTTCCGTGCAAGCACCACTGAGCCCTAGTACATTTCTTGCACCTGATTCGTACGGATCGTAGAGTTTTATCTATTATTGGTGTTGTTGCTGGCTGTAAGATTGGCATGGTTTACCTTTCCGCAGTGTATGCAGCGTCCATGTCTATACTCGCATGGCCGCGAATCGCATCTACGAGCCCATCCCTGCTCGAACTGGCGGCTCCATCCTTCTCTTGGCGCTCGTCCAGGTTTATGGCTCATGTTACCTCGTCGGCAGTATGATCGGGAACGGGGCGGTGCTACCGTACTTCGGGTGGATCAACTCGAACGACTGGGACGGCGGGGCGAACCGCAAGCCCTTACGTACGGCGTACTCGTTGTACCCTATTAGCGATCCGTTTATACGGTAGTCCTCCCCGCGTATATCCTGATGGAAATGCCCGAGATAGTTCCAATCCGCCCGGATAGTAGTATTCTGCCGGTCCAAATGTTTACGCAACGGTATGTGAACGCCGCCAATACCGCCGCCGTATTGCACGCTGTCGCCGTGCATGGCACGGATAACCTTATCATACACCGTATAGTAAATCAAGTCCCCTTGCGGGAACAAGAACCGGATACGCTTCTCGTTCTTCGCGTCGAACCACCGGGCGAGCAACTGGTAAATCAACCAATCGTAGTTGGTTTCTACATTCAATTTCGTGTATCGCCGCTTCGTGAAGCGGCCATGATTTCCTGCGGCGCAGGGAATGATAAGTTCTTTCGGCTTCACTTCTTTCAGTAAGAAATCGATACCGCTGGACAGACTCTCGAATACCGCTAGCACCGCAGCGGGCGGCGTAAGCTGATTTGTCGCCTGTAGCTCTTCGTGAATCCATCCCGTAATAAAATCGCCGAGAAGGTTAAGTACGACAGTGCTGATATTGGACCGGCTTCGGCACATGTCGATTAGCCCGGCCCCCGACCGGAAGAACTCGACGGCGCGCATCTTGGCTATGTCAAGATTAAACTCGTTCACGCCGTTAACCGCCGACGCTTTTACTTCCTCCTCGAAGTGCCAGTCGGATGCGTTGAGTACGGCGGTAGCGGAACCGCGTTTCGCCCCCTTGGGGCATATCTTCACTGGCTGATAGTGCCGAGTAAAGTCGGTCATAGCGGTGAAGAAAGATAGCTCTTTACGAAGGGCTTCAATTTCTGCCATATTTCGCTTTTGGTCGGCCCGTAGTTGGTTTAGCTCCGGGACCCCCTGTTTGGATAGAGTCTTTCCCGCAGCGCGCGTCCTTAGCCTCCCAATAGTGCGCCGTATGGCTCCGTCGTTTGTTCCTCCTAGTTTATCGGCAGCTTTAATAGAGCTACCCGTCTCGATATAGGCGGCCAGCATTTCTTTTTGTCGCGGCGTATCGCAGAACTCGAACAGATAATTTAGGTCTTCTCGTAGTGCCATAGGTCAAATCCTTAATGTTGGGTAGTTTTCTATGGCCGTCTGATACAGCATAACGGTACCTCCCTGGGCCAAGATGCGGTCCCGCTCTGCCCGGCACCCATTTGAGGTCTCCCACTCTGGGGCTAGTATTACCCCTTTCCAGCGGACCGCGTCTATTACTTCGTTATCCAGATGATACCACAATTCGTGCTCATTAGCCGCTAGCAAAGACGGGCAAGCGCAGTGAATTGGGTGCGTGTGGGCGATAGGCGAATATATGTTGAACCCGCGCCGTATAAGCTCCCCAGACCTAACACAGGCTAATTGAAAATTCGCCGCTTCGGCAGCAGGTACGTACCTTCCCTCCGCGTCTTTTCGCGTATACGGATGGGCAAAGTACCACAACCCTTCAGTTGTTGCTTTAGTTATATCCATTTCGGCCTCCTAAAAAGTAACACTCGCGGTTAATCCGGCTTTCTAATCAGTATCTCGCGGAGCCACCCCATAGCATTGAACATCACCGCGCACAGTAGGTCCTCGATATTACATGGGCCGTGATTATCTGACACAGGCACCCCGTCGCTCAGAAGTTTGGCGTCAAAGGCGTGGCGTAGCATACTATCCTTGTAATCTTCTTGGGGTATGCCCTTTTTCCAGTCGTCCCAGTCCCGTATCGAACCATCGGGAAGTTGCCGATGGCTTCCCAAGTACTCAACATACCTGCGAAGGACCCGAAACGACAATGCTTTCGCATAACACAGCTTTCCTTCAACTGTATCTCTCGTTGCCCCAGTATCGAAGACTCTGGTTGCGCTCTTGTTTCCTACTGCTTCCGCTTTATCTACTCCGACAGACTCGTGCACGCCTACTGGGTCCCATCGGCTTCCACATCCCAATTTAACTAACCGGTACCCACGTACGACGTCCCCTGGGTTTCCGCACGCATACGCTCCAAGTCCACGGTGATACGCTATATGCGCCTTGGGTGCTCTATTTTCGTCCATTAAGCTACTCCTGCTAAATTCAGTTTCGGGTATTTTATGCGCAGCATCTCGCGCGTCTCTTCGTACTCGGGGGCGTCCAGGTTCTTTACCGCCGCGTCGGCCAGGGCAGTAGTTTCCTGAAACAGTTTATAGTCCGTGGCTAGATCCGCGAATTTAAACGGCGGCAACCCGTGCTGCTTGGGAGAGAACATATCGCCTGGTCCCCGCAGTCGAAGGTCCTGTTCGGCCAACTCGAACCCATCGCGGCATTCTTCCATCACGCGAAGCCTGGCTACTGATTTCTCATTTGCTGTATCGGCCACGAGATAGCAAACCGCATCCTTGGCTGAGCGACTGATTCGCCCGCGTAACTGGTGCAACTGGCTTAGCCCGAACCTATCCGCCCCCATCACTACCATGGTCGTAGCATTCGGATTATCTAGCCCCACTTCTGCAATCACGGTTGATACCAGGATGGAGAAATACCCTTCATTAAACAGCCGCATGGTGATTCGCTTTTCCTCGTCCGACATGCATCCGGTCAGCATGCCTACATGACACTTAGGCCCGTTGAACTCGGACGCCGCTTTTACGAATCCCGCTTTTGCCCCATCCAGGTCCTCTTTATTCGTTTTTATACGCGGGTAAACAATGTAGGCTTGTTCCCCGTTATTGGTAGTGCTGTGCAGCCGGTCAATTACTTGCTGGTATTCGTCATGAAGCACCCATTTCGTCTTTACCTCACCACGCGATCCCGGTATCTGCTTTATCGTCGATACGTCCAAATCCCCAAACACCGTCATAGCGAGCGTTCGAGGGATAGGTGTTGCCGACATATACAGCATGTTCGGCGAACCATACTGCCGTATCCTGGCCCGCTGGGCCACTCCGAACTTCTGCTGTTCGTCAATCACGATAAGGGTTGCCGACTTTACCAGGGCCGGTTTGTTTATAACTGCATGCGTACCTACTATAATTCGCTCGCCGCCCAGGTACGAGCCGCCGGCTCTATAGTAGTACACCTGGGACGACGAGACGAGGTTTAGTAGGTTATCGTAGTGCTGCTGTGAGAGTATAGTCGTGGGGCATACAATGAGCGTGCGGCGGCTTGACCGGAACAACCGAAGCGCCGCCCAGTATGCGACTGCGGACTTGCCCGACGCGACCTCGCCATGCAACAACCGGTTCATGGAGCGGCGCGATTCCAGGTCCGCGTTTATCTGGGTGCACGCTAGTTGCTGATCGGGCGTAAACGGAAACGGGAAAAATCGCTCCGCTATAGCCGATTCCGGTACACCCAGCGGGTACACCATTATCGAATGCTCACGAGTTGCGGCCCGCCGTTGGAGCTTTTTGGCTACTTGGAGCAGATATAGCTCCCTACGCTTTAGCTCCTGCATAGCCATGCTATAATCATCGTGAGTCTGCGGCCTATGTAGCCAATAGCTGAACCTGGCCCACTCGCTACGCTCCATAAAAGCTATGTCTGAGAATATCTCGACAAGAGCGGCCCGTACGGCGGCGTTGTGTACTCCGTAGTTCCCGCCCGCAACCGTCCATGGAAACTTAACCGCCTGCCTGGTATCATAGGTAACAAACTCTGGCTGGGATAGACAGCCGTTATACACTTTTCCCCACAATAGAAGCTCCTGGCCGCGCCGAACGGGCGACCGCATCCGCCCGAACCATTTGCAGGTGATTCTTCCAGAGAGATCAGCTACCCGCGCTTCAAACAGCCGCCGTGTACCGCGCGCGTTCGATAGGTTCTGCACGGATTCTACAGCCCCACCCATGATGTAGTGCCGCCCGCTTTTAGCTTCCGCAATCGGCGTAATTTCTGGTAGGTAGTAGTGATGCGGGATCTTCTCTAGGACATCGCCTACTGTGCGCAACTTAGCTTTGCGTAGGGCGGCTATTATAACCGGGCCTAGGCTCAACTGTTCAATTGGAGTATCGTACTGCAGCATTCGTATCCCTTTATAAAAACAACAGGGGGCCGTCCCGTCCTTTATTAGTCGGCCTGTTCTACGGCGCCCCCTATTGCTTATTGTCTGCTTAGTTTCATAAGTTTGTATATCACTTCTGCCGTTTTCCTCGCCAGGTGGGGCACCAGAAGGTTGCAACTGCGGCAGAGGTACACTTTAGCTGTCTTATTATAGGCGTGCGTCCCTTTAGCCGATATATCCAAATCGCAGGCCGCGCATCGTTTGCCTTGCGAAATAAGTATGCGCCTTAGCTCGTCCTTAGTCAAGCTTAAATTGTTCATAAGAGACGCTTGCCTTTCTTTAACCGGGCAGACCGTAGCTCAGCCTCCAGTACTCGCAGCAGGAACTCCGCGTTTTTCGCGCCGTGCCGAATGATCCAGTCGTTGGTCAGCTTCTCTACTACACCGGTAACAATCCGGGCTCTAGCGTCTGGAGGTCGGCGTTTCATTTCTTACTCTCCAATATGTGCCTTTTTACGAACGCGCTTAGCGCTTTATCCGTAAGGGGCCTGCATAAGTGCTGCATTCTTTCCAAGTCTTGCGCTGAAAGCGCGACAACCCTCCCAGTCGGCCCAGCCTGCTCCATCAAACGCAGTATATTACCCACTACCGGGCCGGGCGCGTCGTATACGCCGCGGTAGTGGTTTGGGTTGCCGGACCCTGTCCCGGAGGCTCCTAAAATTCTGTCCTCTCCGTCAACTTTAACGCATAAGTGCGCGGTGCCGCTCGGCATGTAGAACATGTCCCCGTGCTTGTACTTGGGCGCGATTGCCGCCGCCAGCGCTTTTTCTAAGGCCTCCGCCTCGTTCCGCAGCCGCGCTCGGTCCTGTTTATTCTGTAGAATTCGCTCTTCTATTCGTTCTTTCTCGGTCATATTACTCACCCTCTATGAATAGTTTCTCATGTTCGTTCGATACCCTACATCCGCGCGATAGCCTACGAATGCAGGCTATAAGCTTGCCCGGCTTTGTTTCAGCCCACTCGTCAAACAGCACCGCGTGATAGCCGTCAAGCTCATACACGCAAGCTATACCTATGCGAGACAGGCTGTGCGCCTCGTTAAACGCCGCCGTCCAATCCGCTGCGTACGCTTTCGGCCCGGTAAGGGCCGTTGGTCGCGGCATAGCCGGGCGAATTAAAGCCGGTCGCAATAGCGTAGGTCGTTTCATTATTCACATCGTAGAAAATTTATCATAGCAAACACTACAATAACCGTATGCCGCTGCGGAGTCAAGAAGTTTTCCGCAGTATTTGCAAACTTTTGTACCGGCGAGCCGGCACGCGCCCTTGCGTACCGCGTACTCGTTGTGTTCGATTAGCAATCCTTTTATAAGGTAGCCATGTTCTCGTGGCGGGTCACAGTGTGCAGCCATCGTTTTCATCCTTTCGTATCACGTCACGGTGAGATACTTCGAGTTCTTCCAGTCCGTTCGGGGTAAGCACTTGCCATATCTGGTTAGGCCCGTCCTCGCAATACGCCACCTGCCGCACAAGCACCCCCGTTCCGGCGAGTCGCCCGTACGCGGAGTATAGCTTAACCGTATTACCCTTCTTTAGTCGGCGGTGCACCTCGTGCGCGGTAGGCATAAAGTATTCCTTGAGCATAGCGAACTCGCCCTGCCCCAATTGGTACTCGCGATCAGGATCGAGATCGTTAAGGGTGCGCTGAAGCGCTTTTACCGCGCGATAAAACAGTTCGTCGTGCTCGGTCTTGTTCGCCAGCCGTACCTTTTTTAGCCTGCGCGTACCGGCATTATACCCGGCTACGTATCCGAGCCGGTAGTCCGTGGTTTCGGCTTTCGGAGAACTTGCCATTAATCTACACCTTTCTGTATAAAGGAGGGAGGTTAGGGGCCGATCTTACAGCCCCTAACCAAGCCGGTTAGTCACTCCGGCGGAGGGAGAAGGAGAGAAGGGGGTGTCATCGTTTATCTATCAGAATCGCGGTAGCTACTAAAGCGATCACGACACTTATCGCGACAATTATAGCGGACCCCCAGACCGGGGCCAGAACCCACCACCAGGACCAGGTTATCTTACCCAGTAGTTTAAGGGTAACGAATACAATCGTAAGCATGCAGCCGGGCAGACCGGTGCAGCCGACGCTACTTAAACCGCTACTCGAAACGCTACTTGTCTTTTTCATTTTCGTACTCCTATTATCTTTAACATCCCGATACTACCAAACCGCCGCAACCGTGTCAACCCTATTTTTCATTTATGTTACTGCCGGCTCTATATCCGGCCTGATATGCCATAGCACTCGCTCCGGGCGATACCCGCTCCAGCGAGTCAATAGAAACCGCCAGGTTGCTAAGCTCCGCCGCCGCGTCCCTTGGTAACTCCCGCTCTATCGCCAGGCGTAGCCGCACCACCGCGCCGCGCATCGCTTTCAGCAGGCTAGTGATCGCCCGTCGGGCTTCCGCGCTCCGTTTAGCAAAACAGACCCCATGTTCGCGGCCGTTCGCCAGCCCTGCTTCAGCGCGGCGCCCAAGCGTAGCCCACAAGGCTATCACGTCCCCGGCGGTCCACGGGCGCCCGCGTGAGTTTGTTTCACCGAAGCTGTTCCGCGTACCCGCCGCACGTTCGGCGGCCTCGTAGAGCGATAACCGGTCGTCGTGACTGAATCTAACTACGTTTTGCTTCGTGCTCAATGGGATTCTCCTTTAATACAGTTTCGTAAAACTGTAGCATCGTTGCAGACTGCTTAGCAAGTCCGGGTCGCCCAAGGTTCCATCCCTCCAGGCTTCATAAACCCACCGCTCAAACCGCAAGCGTTCTCCATTCCACGCTATACCTATTACATAGTTCATGATTCGGTCTCCTTTCAAATCGCGCCGTGATGGACGCAGAAAAGTTACTCTGGCTCGGTGCCAGCAACCTGACGATCACTATCGATCATCTATACATATAGTCGTCTATCTAGCCGATTTCATGGCTCGGCGATAGGATAGGGCCTGCTCTCGTTGATGTGCTGCACGCTCCCGCAGGGTGGCAACATCCAACAGTTTTTGTCTATATTCGGTTTCAGTCATTTGAGTCCTCGCAAAATTTGCTGATTAGAGATTTGATTGTTTCGTCGTATTTTTGGGTAGTGCCACCCTCATATAGATCGGTAATAATCTCCTGGATGTTTTCGCACAGGTGGTCCTCGTTGTGGGTGGTTTTGCACAGTGGACAATAGTATCGCTCGGATTCAACGACCGCAAAATAGCTAACGTTGTCATCGTCGTACACTACCGCGTAGATATCACCCTCCTCATTGTGGATACGTCCACGTATGTCATCGACACATTCTGGGAGATCGGCATCGTCTAGGGAGTAGATTGTGCCTGTGCACGTATTAATACAGTCGTTGAGTAGGTCGTTTTTGTCCGCGTACCAGTCCGAGTCCATGGGTTGAGTCTGGTACTCGCCATAACCACCGGAACAGGGTTGGATTGATTGCTCTGCGTAATACGTCTCAATGTTGATGGTGTGATTGTTCATGATTTGTTCCTTTCGGCTCGAATTTTCGCTCTGGCTCGGTGCCATTACCACTTGCCGCCGACTTGGCTCGGGCAAAGGCGGTCGAATTGTAAAGCTATGTCGTTGATAGTTTTCAATCACTCAATTAGTCCGGCGGCGACTAGTGCCTCATACTTACCGTCATATACCGCGTCCTCGCACACTTCGCCAATAAACCCCCAGCAACTATAGGCATGCTCCCATTCCCCGCGCCCGCACACGTCGCACCCGGTCCAGTATTCGGCCGTATAGCCCCACACGCCGTCCCTATCTATTCGGCACCTGAACGCCTTCTCTTGGGCCTGTATCGTACGCGCGCCACCAGGTACGCTATCCGCGTTATACGCCACGTCGTAGCATTCCCCGGCCAAATCATCGTACTCGGACGTATCGTCCGGCTCTATCCGCAGGCGTACCAGACCCGCCGTTTCCGCGTCGTCCCAAATACGGTCAATTGCTGCGTACCGTTTCGCCGTCGCCAAGCAATAACTCGCACGACCGCAGCAACCTTGCGAGTCACTCCGCAATCTTCTATAATGCTCTAACACGTTCATAATTCAATCTCCTCTGGTTAATCGCTGGTTTCTGGTTCTGCGCCGACATCGCGGCGCCATACGTCGCGCCCAAGCGTAGCCCACAAGGCTATCACGTCGCCAGGGGTGTATGGCCGGTTACGCGGGGTCTTACATCCCGCGTCGTTCATCTCGTTCGCGGCGGATACTGCCAGGTCCCACAACTCCCGCCGTTTACCGTAGCTGAATATCGCTACCTTTCGTTCTGTTGGCATAGCCTAGTCCTTTCAATCACTGGTTTCTGGTTTCATCCTATAGAGCAGGGCGCAGTATTTCTTATTTAGCGATTGTAGCCGTTCCCGACGCCTCGCTTCCGGGGATGGCGCCGGCAAAATCGGGCGCGGAATAGACTTCCTCCGCTCCAGTTCCGCCTGGGCCATGTCTTGCTTGATCTTTAGCAGGGCGGGGTGATCGTTATTTCCGGCGTCGGCCTCGACAGCGCCGTGGACCGCCCACTGACTCGTAACGATTATTAGCGGGAGTGTGCCGCCCCGGTCGCACACTGATAGGTCATTCTCCCACCCCGTATCCCAGTAGTTCCAAGTGATACGGCGGCCTTTAATATAGGATACTATGCAAGCGGAATACTTGCCGACGCGTAGGCCGCGATACCCGTCTAGTAGCATTCTTTCAGTGACTCGCACGGCAGGCTCCTCTAGTTAATCAACAATCGATCAATCACTGAGTATAGTATACCACACCCCGCGCCGATTGCAAACAAAATAACAAAAATATAGGCTAACGCTCGACGGCCTACGGCAACAGATGCCTCACGAATCACTGGCATGGTGTACTTAGCTACGGCTAGGCGGCATGGTGTACCTATTCCAGCTATAGCGCCAAATATAGGCCCAAAACGATGCAAACCAGTACATATTCAGCGCTATAGCTGGAAGCGGTGTACCATGATTTTCTAGGAAGATATCTTTATACGTGGTGTACTACGATCCTAAAAACCGCTTTAAAAACGCCATGTATACAGGTAACTTTCGACTTTGAATACTTAATACTTGAGATCTCGGTATAGGCCCCCTCTTTTTTTTTTATGGTATACCTTAGTAGTGTTTAGGTCTTATGGTGTACCGTTAAAAAAAAAGACTTGGCCGATACGGGGCGGCCGGTATAACAAATTCAAAATCGGAAATGTCAAAAACGGGGGTTTGTGTAGGCGCTTCCGTATACTATTAGAAAAACTTATACTGTA